TTATTTGATTTTTTATTTGTTTTTATATCTGTTTTTTTATCTCTTTTTTTTATTGAGGTTTTAATGAGGGTTTGAAATTTTTGTTTAAACCCTCCTTGTGTAGTTTCTAATGTTTCAGTTGAGTGAGATTCAGGCGTTGGAAGTGTATCTTCATTTTCAATAATTTTAATATCATCTTTCGTTAAATTAAAATATTTATAAATATCATCATCAGTATTAATAGGAATATCAAAACTACTCGGTTTTATTAAATTTCTCCATATATAATCAACAGAAGAACGTTGTGATTTAAAAGCATTTTTTAAAAATTTAAATAAATGACTATTTCCTAATTTAACAATATTATTACATTCATTTAATGAATTACATAGTATATATGGAACAAAACTAGTTCCGGGAAATAAATTATGATATTTATCAATAATATATCTATCGCCCAGTGTAGGATAAAATACTTTATATTTGTTCATATCTTTGTGGGATTCACTAGTCCATTTGTATTCATCATTTTTGGGGTCTGTTTTCATCTTATATATTATTTTATTTGGATGCGATGTATCCTCTTTATCAACTAAATTTTTTTCAATTCTAGCAGCACTTCTTCCCCATTGATTTTCATTTATTTTTAATAATTTCATAAAAATGTCTTTATATAATCTTGTATTATCTGTCGTTAATATAGAGTTAAAATTTAATGTTATATCATTTTCCATATTATCATCATAAATAATATGTGTATTATCTTTATATTCATCATTTTGAACCAAAAAGTACGTAAAATCTGAACCTATTTTATTAAAATATTTATACTTAATATCATTGCTTGTATTTATAAATAATATGTTATAAAATTTTTTAATTTTTACTTGAGATACTTCTGAGCCTAATAAAAATCCAATACTCATTTTTGGTGTTACAAATAACAAATACCCTTTATTGTGTAGAGTATTTATACATTTATATATAATATTTATATATGGTTTTTTTCTACCATTTCCTTGAAATGGAGGATTTCCAATAATAATATCAAACTTTTCAATACCACTTTCTTTTTTCATATCCATAGTTAAAAAATCTCCACAATAAATTTTTGAATTGTCCCCAAAAATCTTTTTAGAAATTTTCACATTTTTCGGATTAAGTTCTACCATATAAAGCATATTTTCTAATATCCATTTTTGTTTACTATGTAAATCAGTATAACCATCCCCCTTTGAGTTTTTATAATTACCTGGAAGTTCTTTTATTAATCTTTCATAAACAATCATCGGAAAATTACCAATTCCATTTGCTGGGTCTAACCATTTTAAATCTGGATTACTCCATACTTCTGTTGGTAGTCTATCCAACATTTCATTAATAAGAGCAGGTGGTGTAAATACTTCACCAAATTTATCTTTTTCTTCCTTCTTAATAGTTAAATTATCTTCAATTAATTTTTTTATTTCTTCTGATTTCATTCCAATAATCAGTGCTCCTTTTTGTTCTTTCATCTCTTTTAGTATAATATTAAATTTTAATTCTAACGCCCGTCTTAATATTTCATTAATTTGTATTTCTTTTTGTATTATATTTAATACAGTAATCAATTTTTCTTTCAGGTTTGCGTGATTATCCTTAACATATTTACCATCTATATTTTTAGGCGAATTCAAAAAACAATCTACTATATTTGAACCATCTATATTATTACATTTACATAATTCAGTAAAACTTTCTATTTGTTTTATACTATTTTCTAAACATTCTTCAATATTACTACAATTTATTTCATTTTGTTGAGAGAATAGAGCTAATAAAGAAATAATCGATGGTATTGAAGCTGAGAGATATTCTATAATTTTATCCATTACTAAGGGGTCTTCTTCAATTTCTTCATCCGAATAATGTTCTTCATCATAGATGGTGTTATATCCAAATGCGTATCCTTGATTATATCCATATTCCCAGCCTGTGTCATAATCTTTATCTCTTTTTATCGATAATTTTGGTTTAATGTGTTGTGTGCTATCTTTTCCATCAATATACCCTTCATCGTATCCTTCTATATAGCCTACCGAATAGCCCTCTTTATAATCATCGCTTTTTGTATCATCATCTTCAAATTTATTACTTTCTTGTTTCATTTTTTTTCTATTTTCTCCCTTTTTTAATGAAATATTAATTTTTTTAGGTTTCTTATTTGTTTTTAGTTCCAATTCTTTCCCTAGTTTTTTCAATTCTTCTTTATTTATGGACTGATTTAATCCCTTTTGTATTAAAGATACTAAATTTTTATTTTTTGTCCAATAGTCAACATATTTTTCTGAAGATAAGGAGAGGTCATCTATTAATTTATTATACATTCCCAATTCTTCCTTGGTATTATGTGTAACTAAATTTAATCCATTATAATTAAATGAAAATAATAATGTTTGTAAATATTCTATACTTTCTTTTAATGTTTTTTTACTGTTTTTCTCTCCATAAACAGCACTATACTCATATAAAAACTCAATAGAACGGTCTTTGTTAAAATCCAAATAATAACCATATTTCTTCATTTGCGGTTTTTCGCGTTCCGTTAATACACGAAACATCGTTTGGTAATTATTATCGACGGATTTAATATTATCAAAATTAAAAGCAATGTCAGCGCATGTTAAACTTATACCTAATCTTAATTTAGCTCCAGTTAATACAATTAAACTTCTACCAGCTTTATATGTTTCCTTTTCAAAATTTTTTATTTGGTCCTTTAATGAAGTTTTTTTGTCTTTAAAATCATATAAACGTATATGATTATCAAAACCGTCAAATATTTTTGTTTTTATTAAATATTTTAAATCTGTATTATGGACAATAAAAACATTATAACGTTCAAAACTAGGGTGTTTAACAATTTTAATTGCTAATCCTCGTGTAAGTGGTTCTATATTTGGTATACTGTTATTTTTATTATTAATTTTTTCTTTTGTTTCCATCTCGTCTTGCTCCATCTCGTCTTGCTCCATCTCGTCTTGCTCCATCTCGTCTTGCTCCATCTCGTCTTGTTCTATCTCGTCTTGCTCCATCTCGTCTTGATCGCCAAGCGCTCCTCCTTGCATATCTTCTTCTTCTTGACGCGATTCATCTATTTTTTTACATTTATCACTACAATCGTCATGGTATAAATTTTTATCGGGTAAAAACCATAATTCAGTATGATTACTGCTGATTTTATAATTAAATTTAGTTTGGAAACTATTGTATATTTTATCACCAATATAATTTAATAAATTTGTAACAGGTCCTTCTTGCTTAAATATATTTCCTGGATTTTTATAAAATTCAGGAGGATGACCCGACTCGCACGCATCACATTTTAAATTATTAATAAATACATTTCTTACATCATTTGTGTGATTATCAAATAATTTTTCATCGGGATTTAAAATTTGAGGAGTTATCAATACCAATTCCGGATATTTTTCATATTCCGATGTTAATACTGATAAATATTGTAATCCATAACGCATTTGATAATCATCAAATAATTCTTCAATCACTTCTTTCTCAATATCATTTCTACTATTAATCATCATTTGTTTTTTTGTTTCATTAATAACTTGTTTCATATTTTGTTGATCATTATAACTCCATTCAATTATTTTAGTTTGGGATGAGTCCATAAAAGTTTCATCATATTTAGCAGTTGGTTTTGCGAATGTTGCGGTCACCATTACAAAAATATCAATTGTTAACCCGCTATTTATAAATGATTGTAATATACTTGATGAATTATCAGTTGACCCTCCTTTATGTATTTCATCAAAAAATATATCTATTTTTTTCCCCTTTTTTATTAAATTAGTAAATTTGTCTTTGACTGCCTTATTAAATACTGATTTACCCCTTACTGTTTTTATTTTCCCAGATTTAAACCATTCTTGACTTAATATATATATATTTTTGTTTCCAGATTTATTTCCTAATATTTTATCAGGTGTTTTAATGGCATAATCATTAAAGTTACTATAATCAGTAAACATCTCAATAAATTGTTGTTCTGTTTCTGTTTTTGCTCCTAGAATGATAACAACATCATTACCAACTTCTTTTCTTTTATCAACTAAATCAGCCACCATAAAGGATTTACCACTTCTGGGCACAGCACCCCAGATAAATTTTTTAATTCCAGCTTCATTATTATAACGAACGGTTGATTTAGTAATTAATAACTGGTGAAATCTAGTCATCATTAATGGTTTATCTTTATATTGAATGCCTTGTTTTTTATTTATATACATAAAATAATCATCAATCGTAGCATTTTGTAATAAATCATATAACATATCTTGAAACCAATTATCTATTTGAACAACACCATAAATTTTATGTATAACATCTTTGAACTGTTGCTTTGATTTTAATAAATTTGCTGATAAAACTTCTTCATTATTAACCATAAGTATAATTTTATGTTTACCTAATTTTTTTACATTCTCATCTCCAGCTAACGCATGCATCCTCGTTACATCATATTTGTCAATGTTTGTTTTTTCTTTATCAAAATATTTATTTTGAATCATTATTATAGTTGGTATCTTTTCTTCTGATTTTTCAGCTATTTCTTGTTTATTGTATATAATTTCACATGCAGATAATTTTTTTTCCTCTTCTGCTTTTAATGAAATATTTGTTTTAAATAAAATATCAACAATTCCACCAGCAGATGATTCATTTACGTTGGTCGTCAAAATAAATCCAGGAGATATTTGTTTATCAGTTCCTTTCATAATATTTTCTAATCTATCAAAAAATGTTTTTTCATATCCTAATTCGCCTTTATCATAATCAAACAATAATATTAATCTACATAATGCTTCAAAAATATGTTGTTTTTTAAAATTTGTTTTTAAAATAGGAGTATCTCTTGGAAATTTATCAATAAACTCTTGAAATGTTAACATAAAATTAATATCTTTTGTTTTTTCATCTTTATAATAGTTAAATAATCCTTTTAACAAATCATAGTGTGTTAGTTGCGTTCCATCTATATTCGTAAAATATTTTTCTATAAAAGACCCATATAAAGATTCTTCACATTCTTTAACCTTATTTCTAAATTCTTTAGTTAATGATTTTAATTCTAATTGTTTTTCAGTTTTTTCCTTACATGGATCTTTTTTTTTAGTGTTCAATTTTATTGTAGAATCAGCCAATTCTAGAACAGTAGTATTATCATGTAAAATATTTGGTATTTCTTTATTGTATTTACTCATATATAATTAAGAAATATATTAATTAAAATAGTTATACATATTTATAATTAATATAAATATAATACTAGTATTACTAATAATTTATGGACATAACTTCGTTAAATACATCATCTTCGATTGATAAACAAAAATTATATAATTTAATAGATGATATCATCCATAAGTATTCAAATAATGACTATATATTAGGGCGACTTACTAATTATATAGAAAATATTATTCCCTCCGCATTAGAGAATGAAGATATAAATCATAAACAACGTGAAGAGCGAAAACAAAAATTAATTACTAATCGGGATGAATTTACTAGTAGATTTTTAAATATTAATAAATATTTTTATGCGCCGCAAACCGAGTTATTTTTATCCTATGATGGAACCCATTTTAAAAATTACAGCGAGGATAATATTCAACATCAAATCATGAGCACAATTACAAGCGAACAGAATTTGATGGTATGGAAAAGAAAAATCACAAATAATATTATCAAGCGCATTAAAGAAATATCGCCCTTAACCGCTATACCTGAATCAAATACAATTCAGTTTGTAATAAATAGTATATACCCCTCTATTTTTCAAAGTAGAAATAGCGCTAAATATTTTCTAACTATAATTGGCGATTGTATTAATAATAAGGTTGAAAATAATTATATATATATTATCCCTCCTTCAGTAAAAAATATAATCAATGAAATTAGTAACCAATGTTGCACATTTTTTGGCATTTCAAATGGTTTAAATAATATAAAATATAAATATTATGATCATCCTTATGATAAATGTAGATTGGTAAAAGTAAATAATACAGATAAAAATAAAGTATTTCCAATTCCGCAAAATTTATTAAAACATATGCTGGATTTTTTGTGTGTATGTTCGCACTATTCTGCTAGATATGAAAATGCCGATGGATTCCTGAAACAATGCTCGGAAACAAAATTAGTAGAACATTCGTTTTATCTCTATAAAAATCCTCTAGATACTATTGTAGAACATTTTATTGAGAAAAAAATAAATAGTAGTCCTTCGTCTAAAATAGACGATAAAAATATGTTTTTTCTATGGAAAAAATTTCTGGATGAGAAAAATATTCCTAATATTTCATTTCATGAGAATTTAAAGACGATTTTAAAAAATAAAATAACCTATGATGGTGCTCATTTTTTAAATGTTACTAGTGTCCAATTGCCGCTAGTGTCGCATTTTATGAAATTTTGGGAAACGACTATGAGCGAAGATAGTTATGACGAAGAACCGGAATTAGAAATAGACGAATTTACGACGCTGTTTAAGAGCTGGTTAGCCAAGACAAAAAATATTATGAATATGAATATTAATGAAGGGGTTTTAATTGAATTAATACGACATTTTTATCCAGACGTAGTAATTGAAGAAGATAAATATTTAATACACATGAAGTGTAGTTTATGGAATAAGAGAGTAGAAATTGTAAATTCTCTCTACTTATTCAAACTTAAATGTAATGGACAATCGGAAGCATTTACAAAATCATTGTATGAAGCATATGAGTTTTATTCTTTAAATAATAAACATATTTGTTTAGCGAGTAAAAGATACTTTGAGAAGATCGCGTCGGATATTATCGATGGACATATTGATAGTGATGGCTTAATATCGCCGACCTGGTGGAAATAAAAGTGTATTACACCTTTGGCGTAGCAAGTATCAGCGCAGCAAGTATCAGCGCAGCAAGTATCAGCGCAGCAAGTATCAGCGCAGCAAGTATCAGCGCAGCAAGTATCAGAATATAAAGATATAAAGATATAATGATATAATTTTAATAATAATGAATATAACACATAATATTATTCCGGTTACTCCATTAACTAAAGAAACACTTAAAAATTATAAAAACGATATGGAAGCACAAGTTAGAATAAATATGATGAAAGACTATGTTCACAAAATATATGGTGAAATCATTAGATCTGCTATGTATGGAGATACAAATTATACATTTGCTTTATATAATCAACCTTATTTACGAGATAAAAAATATATTATAGAATTAATAACAGAACTTTATTTAGTATTTCCAGACTCACTTATTCAATATACTGAAACAAATTTATGTGGGATAGAAAATTCTAAAATAATTGAACCTTGTATTGTCATAGATTGGTCTTAAAGTGTAAATATAATTTTTATTTAATTAAATAAAAAATTGAAATGCTTTTATTTAATTAATATAATTACATATACAAATACAAATACAGTCAACAAAAAGAAAGACAACCCAGCAAAAATGAACTTATTCATTCTCTCGCTGATTCAAAAAGAAATTGCCGAATATATGATGGATAAACATATCAGTAAGATTTTATTAGAAGCAGTACAGATGCTTTGTTCGGCTAAACGCATTCTGTCGCCAGATGATAAAAGCAACGAACGGTTGTATAAAATGGCCCATAAAAATCATCCAGTTACGATTTGGTGCCGAACATCAAAGGCGAATTTTGTTTGGACATTGGATTTGGTAGATGAGATGCATGCCGAATGGAAATACCGATATGCTCACCCGGAGTCAAAACAACACAAATCGTATTTAATTGCTCAATATTTGAGAGAACATATGCCTTCTGATGATTCGTTTGTGAGTGAAGGCTTAACACAATTCGCGCTCGCAATGCCGGACAAATATAAAACAAATGACCCGGTCGAATCATATCGCAATTATTATATGTCGGAAGAAAAACAAAAAATCGCATCTTGGAATAAATTACGTGAAAAACCTGAATGGTATATTACAGTGTAAATATACTGTTGCTTATTTGGGGAGAGGAAAAAAATACACCCGGCGAGAATCGAACTCGCGCCAACACCTTGGAAGGGTGCCATGATACCATTTCACCACGGGTGCTTTATTTTTATAAAATATTTTTTTTTATAAAAATTTAACGCATATATTTGCTAATGCTAACGCTTAGACTTACTTGCGTTTAGACTTACTTACGCTTAGAATGACGACGTTTCTTGGTGGCCTTGGAGCCATCTTTCTTAACTGCGCCGAATTTACCTTTCTTGGTAAAAAAACCAGCTTTCTCTAAACGTTTCTCTTTCTTGGCGGTGGTGTGTTTCTTCAACGAAACATAGCGGTCATGTTTATTTTTAAACAAATCGCTTTTGGTGAGACCGCCCGACGTCTTGTACGCAGTAGCGTGACCGACTTGCGCGCGCGAACCAATCAACATCTCATATGCCTTTCCATGAACGTGGTATTTTCCATCAGAGCTTTTCATAATCTTCTTTACCATTTTTATATTATAACGAGAGAAAAAACTACTAAATATATATTTGCTAAATTAATTAGTTTTTTAATTAATGGATTCTTAAATTAATTAGTTTTTTAATTAATGGATTCATAAATTAATGGATTCATAAATTAACCAAAAGTATTTCTTGGAGGAGGTTTTTTACATCTATTTTCTTGTGCATTATAAAACTCTATCTTACTGCCGTTGGTATATAAGGAATTTATAAGTTGATAAGATGTTCTAAATGCTTGGGTTTCTTCGTGTCCGGGAATATTTAAATTTCCGCCAAAAGATATACCTTGTTTGGGTATTGCTGGTTTCGGACATACACATTCTTTTGGTGGAGGCGGTGGCGGTGGGTTATCAAGTGTTGGACTACTATAAAGAGGGCCGCCTGTTGCGAAGGTTGGCCATCCTGAAACTATACTACCATCTGAAGTATTAAATGCGTATAATCTTTGGTTACTAGTTCCTACATAGACAATAGTGTTGTCGCTATTGAGTGCTGGATTAGTGTCAATAGCGCCGCCTATTGTTGTTGAGAACCATACGTGAACTCCAGATAAAGCATTACGTGCGTATAAATTTCCGTTAGTACTTCCGACATAGACAATACTGTTGGCGCTATTGAGAGCTGGACTACTTCGAATAAGTCCGCCTAGTGCGGCTACCCATACTAGAGCACCAGATAAAGCATCAAATGCGTATAAATTTCCGTTATCACTTCCGACATAGACAAGAGTGTTGTCGCTATTGAGTACTGGACTACTTCGAATTTGGTTGCCTACTGGGGTTGATACCCATGCTTGAGCACCGGTTGAAGCATTAAATGCGTATAAATATCCGCTATCACTTCCGACATAGACAATACTATCGTCGCTATTGAGTGCTGGACTACTATAAATAGGGCCGCCTGTTTGGAGTGATACCCATGCTTGAGCACCATTTGAAGTATAAAATGCGTATAAATTTCCGCTATTACTTCCGACATAGATAATACTGTTAGCGCTATTGAGTGCTGGACTACTTCGAATAGCGCCGCCTGTTTGGAGTGATACCCATGCTTGAGCACCAGTTGAAGCATTAAATGCGTATAATTTTTCGCTATCACTTCCGACATAGATAATAGTGTTGGCGCTATTGAGTACTGGACTACTTCGAATAGCGCCGCCTGTTTGGAGTGATACCCATGCTTGAGCACCAGTTGAAGCATTAAATGCGTATAAATTTCCGCTATCACTTCCGACATAGACAATAGTGTTATCGCTATTGAGTGCTGGACTACTTTGAATAAGTCCGCCTAGTGCGGCTACCCATACTAGAGCACCAGATAAAGCATCAAATGCGTATAAATTTCCGTTATCACTTCCGACATAGACACGTACCATCAATTTATATTATTAATTTATAATTTAATTAATAATAAAATTGAAACTATTTATAATTAATTAAACAAGTATAACTAATAAACTACAATGGCGACTTCTCTTAAAGATGGTGAAACTAAAACTAAAACTGTTAAAACTAAATCTACAGCAAAATCACCTGCTATATCCGACGAAGATAAGGCTCTCGGGCAAATGTATCAGAAAAAAACGGATAAACAACACGTGTTAGATAATCCCGATACTTATACTGGTTCAATGGAGATGACGGAGTATGATACCTATATTTTCGATGAGGAAACAAAAGCCATTATCGCAAAACAAATCACGATTATTCCTGGTCTATATAAGTTGTTTGATGAAGGCGTGGTGAATTGCCGGGATCATTGTGTGCGAATGGCGCAAATAATTGCCGGTGGCTTAAGTGCTGGTGCGAATATTGTGCCCGTATCCTGTATTGATATTTCCATTAGCGCCGACGGCACCATTACAATGCTAAATGACGGAAACGGCATTGATGTGGCTAAACATCCAGAGGAAGATACCTGGATTCCTGAGATGATTTTTGCTCATTTGCGCACATCTACGAACTACGACAAAGAACAGAAGAAAACTACCGGCGGAAAAAATGGGTTCGGAGTTAAACTCGTCTTTATTTGGTCTTCGTGGGGGCAGATTGAAACCGTTGATCACACACGAGGTCTCAAATACACCCAAGAGTTTGAAGATAATTTGAATGTCATTAAACCGCCTGTGATTGAAAAATCGCCGAAAAGTAAAAAGCCTTATACAAAAATCACCTTTAAACCGGATTACAAGCGACTAAAGATGACTGGCGGCTTAACACCCGATATGATTAATCTCTTTAAACGCCGGGTCTATGATATTGCGGCGGTGACGGATAAAAATATTAAAGTGAAATATAACGGCGAGCTTATTCCCGTGAAACATTTTCAACAGTATGTAGATTTGTATATTGGCGACAAAACCGAAACAACGCGTATCTATGAAGAAGCCAATGAACGCTGGGAGTACGTGGTTTGTTTAGCGCCGAAAGAAGAATTTACACAAGTCTCTTTTGTAAACGGTATTTATACGGGAAAAGGCGGCAAACACGTAGATTATCTCCTGAACCAAATTATCCGGAAATTAACGGCGTTTATCAAACAAAAGAAAAAGGTCGATGTAAAACCTAATACCATAAAAGAGCAGTTGATGCTTTTTGTGAGATGTGATATTGAAAATCCGACGTTTGAGAGCCAGACCAAGGATTACATGAATACGCCGATGGGCGCGTTCGGTTCGTCGTGCGAAGTCAGTGATAAGTTCATTGAAAAAATCGCAAAAATGGGCGTGATGGAAGCCGCCTGTAAATTAACCGAAGTAAAAGAAAATAAAGAAGTGAAAAAAAAGGATGGCGCAAAAACCAAGAGCGTGCGCGGTATTCCAAAATATATTGGCGCGAATTATGCCGGCACGGAACGCAGCGAAGAATGTACGCTTATTTTGTGTGAAGGAGATTCAGCCAAAGCCGGTATTGTGTCCGGTTTAAGCACGGAAGACCGGAATTTTATTGGCGTGTATCCCATGCGTGGTAAATTATTAAATGCGCGCGGAGAACCTACTAAAAAAATTATTGAGAACAAGGAAATCCATGAATTAATCCAAATCCTCGGGTTACAAACATCTAAAAAATACACAAAAGAAGAGGTGAAAAAAAGTATGCGCTATTCTAAGCTCGTGTTTATGACGGATCAGGATTTAGACGGCAGTCACATTAAAGGGTTAGGCATTAATTTGTTTGATTCCGAATGGTCCAGCTTATTAGATATTCCTGGTTTCATCGGGTTTATGAATACGCCAATTATCAAAGCGCGGAAAGGCACCCAAGAAGTCATGTTCTATAATGACGGTGAATATAATAAATGGAAAGCCGATACTGATACAAAAAGTTGGAAAATTAAATATTACAAAGGGTTAGGCACCAGCACGGGAAAAGAGTTCAAAGAATATTTTGAAAATAAAAAAATGGTCAGCTTTACGAGCACCGGTGCCGAAAGTCGTGATGCGATAGATATGGTCTTCAATAAAAAACGCGCGAATGACCGGAAAGAATGGTTATATGCGTATGATAGGACCGCCTATTTGGATACAAATAAAGAAATGATTACATATCAAGAATTCGTCAAAGAAGAGATGATTCATTTCTCCAAATACGATTGCGAGCGTTCAATTCCAAACGGCATTGATGGGTTAAAAACCAGTTTAAGAAAAGTGCTGTTTACCTGCTTAAAACGCCGGATTACAGAAGGCATTAAAGTCGCGCAATTAAGTGGTTCTATTTCCGAACTTACCTGCTATCATCACGGTGAGCAAAGTCTCAACGGCGCGATTGTCGGCATGGCGCAAGATTTTGTGGGTTCAAATAATATTAATCTATTGGAACCGGCGGGGCAATTCGGTACGCGCTTACAAGGCGGTGATGATTCAGCCTCGGAAAGGTATATCTTTACGCGGTTAATGAAGTTAACGCGACTTATCTTTCCTGAAGCGGATGATTGTGTATTAGACTATTTAAATGATGACGGAACCTCGGTGGAACCCATTCATTATGTGCCGATTATTCCGATGATTTTGGTGAATGGAAGCAAGGGTATCGGCACAGGGTTCAGCACGGATATTATGTGTTACAATCCTTTACATATTATTGAGTATTTGACCGCAGCCATCGCAGGCAAACCAACCGAAGGTATGGTGATTTCGCCTTATTATGAAGGATTCAAAGGAGAAATTACGAGTATTTCCGAGACCAAATATT